GCGTGCCGGCGGCGTCCCGACCGGCCGCGTCGGTGAGGCGGCCGGTCAGGATCGCGCTCATGGTTACTGGTCACCTCCGGCGAGCTTCTTGGCGACCTTCTGAATACCATCGCTGATCTGGAACAGCAGGTAGAAGGCGGAGCCGGGGTTGCGGACGCCCTCCTTACCGGGGCTGAACGTGTCGACGAGGCTGCTCAGGGTGGCGTTGGCGTCCTTGAGCTGGCTGACGATGGGGCCGTCCCAGCGGCGACCGGCGATACCGGCGCCCGTCTGGTCCGAGACCTCAATGAGCCTGTCGCGGATCTCCCTCAGGAGATCGGTGTTTTCCGACATATCGAGATCATCCTCTGCGTAGTAGGAACCGTCGTATCTGATCCGGTGCGTCCACTGTGCACCGATTGTGAGCGGATGGTTGAGGTAGGAGCATGCGCACCTGACCTCACCGCCCGTCTGGTCTCCGGCGTATCCGTCGATGTCGCCGAACTCGCTGATCCACGCCTCGCAGATCCATCCGTTGCACACGATGGCCGTGTGCCCGTCGGATCGCAGAACGTCCCCGTCCTCAACCGGCATACCCGGGTACCACTCCTCGGCGGTGAAGCCTCGCTCGGTCATGCACGCGACCTCGTTGCCGGTCCACATGGACTTGGGCAGAGGATCCGGCAGGCCTGCATTGTTGAAGCAGTACACAACCAGCTCAGAGCAGTCGACGTTGACGTTGACCGCCTGAGAGGTGGGGGATGGTAGGTTCCAGATCGTCAGGCGCTCGGGCTGCGAGTAGCCCACGCACGGGTTCTGAGTGATGTCCCATGCGATCTGAGAGGCGTCCGACTGAAGGCTCATCTCAGCCCTCCTGAGAGGTCTCCACGTTGGCGTCCGCGACGGCGAACAGGGCCGCCAGGAAAGGGGTGATGACGTCGATGACGTCCTTGGTCAGCACGCCCTTGACGGCGAGAACGCCGCAGCCGGCGATAGCGACCCGGTACAGGTACTGTCGAACGTTGGGGTCAATCAATCCTTTGAGAGCGGTCATACCAGTTCTCCTCACGTTGTTTGTCGATCTTCGACTCGATTTTCTCGAGCCGCTCCATGACTCCAGGGCGTCGGGGGACACCAGGTCTGGCGGGTACCCCGTTCCAGTCGTCAAGAAGATTATTGAGTCTCTTCATCCTGCTGTTGACCCACGCCGCGAATCCTCCGATAGTCACGAATGACGTCGTTGCCGTGACGAGGGCCTGCAGGTCTATGAAGAAACCAGGTCCGTGTCCCATTGATCACCTCACGAAGATCTCAGCGAATGCGTTGCGTGATTGCGGCGAGTCGAAGAAAACTCGACCTTTCCGGTAGGAGCCGCGGAGCATTTCGGCGATCTTGTCGCTGTAACTCATAAGCACTTCACCCTCCCGGAGAGTCATCTTATTGGTATTATACACCTTCTCGGCCCGAGGCCTCTTCTGCTGGCAGAACAGTGTTCCCCGGTCCATCCACAGGGAGAAGACCCCCAGGTCAGTCTTGACAGTGAACATGTACTCGGCCGTTCCCGACTTGCGCTGCACGAACTGGGCCGTATTGTCGGCGAACGTGTTATCGATCGAGTAGTCCGCGTACTCCTCATCGAAATCCGTCACGAACTTGCCGAAGCGCGTGGTGGCAACCTGTGAGGCGAAACGGTGGGAGTCCACGAACTGGGCCGCCACGAACCCGTCCCCGTAGGTTATGAACTCCCTATCGGGCGTCGGGGTGATGTGCCACTTGATGAAGTACGGGTTCATGATGGAGATGGCGTTGGACAGCATGAGAACCCGTGTCCGGTCCTGGTAGCGGTCCACCGTGGAGTAGAAATCGAGAAGGGTTTTGACCTCGTTCTTCAGGTAGTGGATGGTGCCGGTCTCGATGATGAACTCGTCGAAGATGATGGTCGTCACCTTCGGATACGGTGTGCTCTTGTGCTGCGCCGAAGTACTGAGCGCCAGAAAGTAACCAGCCTTCCGCCAGGCGTCCTTGTCCTCGCCCTTGTTGCGCCAACAGAGGACGCCGCCCCGTATCTCGAATTCCTGCTCGGGGAACTCCTGGGCCACATCGGCGACGAAGCTGCCGCGTGTTTTCAGTTCTGTCTTGTATCGGCGCAGGTAGATGAACTCCTCCCCACGCTCGATGGCACGCTTGAGCACGTACTTCTTGGCGCCGTAGGACTTACCCACACCACGGGCGCCCATGACCATGTTGAACACGGCGTTGCGGGAGAGGATCTTGTCGAACGAGTAGTAGTTGAATTTCTTAGACATAGCGCTTCAGCTTCCACCTGCAGCCGCCGAACAGAGAGGTGGCGTGCCCGTAGGCGGGTCCGCGGACGCCGTCGGGACCCCGCTGTCCGATGATGGTGTCCTTCCCCGTCTCGCAGCAGTACTCGACGTGACCCCCGCCCGAGTACCAACGGCAGACGATGAGGTCGCCCTCCTTGATCTGGCTGGTGGCGTTGAACCGGCCGCCGCCTTCGGCGATAACCTTGCCGCCCTCGGACATGAGCACGGTGGTGCCCCCTTTGCCGATATCCATACCCATAACCTTATTGTACAGCCACCATACGAACCCGGAGCAGTCGGTGACGCCGGACCTGTCGGGGTGGAGGCGCGGCTCGTACCATTGGTGGTAGACGTACTTGCCAATGGAGGCTTTGGCGAGCTTGGTCATCTCACCGATCTTGCCGGAGTCGCCTCCACCACCACCTCCTCCGTCACCGCCCTTCTTGTCGTCGCCGTCGTCGGATTTCTGGTCGGCGCCGTTGGCCTTCCAGAACCCTCCCACGGTTGGGTAGGCGGCGGCGTTGGAACCGTCCGACATGTAGATGCGCAGCACACCGGAGCCGTCCGTCCGTGCGTGCTTGATCTTCTTCTCCTCCTTGGCCTTGTCCTCGCCGTCCTTGGAGTTGTCTCCGCCGGAGTCACCGGGCGCCAGGGTGATGCCCTTGGTGTCGAGGTTCTTGATCATCCTGTAGGCGATGACATACCTCTGTCCGACGGCGTACCACTCTCCCGACGCTTTGATGGCGTTCGCCATGGAGTCGAGGGTGGGCGCTGGGCCGGCACTGGCTACGAGTCTGTTGAGGATGCGCGCGTAGTTGCCCCATCTGTGCATGACGACGATGAGGAGCATGCCTGCTTCGGTGTACTTCTCCGAATCGAGTCCGATGGCTTTGAGTCTGGGGATGTACTCGCCCTCCAGGTCTTTGCGCATCTGGTTGTTCTGTATCTTCTTACCCTCCTCCGAGGCCAGCGCCGCTGATAGCTTCTGCCTATCAGTACCTCCCAGGCTCTGGTATTTGCGCGCCATCGTCCACGTGCCCTTGCCCGCGGCCAGCCATGAGCGGATGGTGGGCCCGAACACGTTCTTGTCAGGGAACTGCTGCAACAGGTCATAGGCGCGCCCTTGGGTCCACTGCCCGATACCGAGCGACAGTGTGTCGGGTGCGGTGATGATGCCGTAGTTGAATCCGGCTTCGACGGTCGCCAGGGTTGCGATGATGCACGCCTTATGCTTGTCATCCCATGCCATAAGTTCCTCCTATGAAGTGCGGGGCGCCGGGATCGCCCGACGCCCCGCGACTGATACGGCTCAGATCAGTGGGCGCGCATCATGCAGTTCGACAGGTCGAACCGAGTGCTGTGATTCTTGTCAGTCAGGAACACGGTCTCGATGTGGTACCGGCCAGGCCCCTCGAAGGCTTCGAAGATACCAGTGCCCTGCGAGTAGACCATCGCCTCCGGCCACGGACCATAACCAGCGACGAAGGAGCTCCAACGACGTTGTCCCTTCGGACCGGTGACACGAATGTCGAAGTGAGTGTCCTGAACGTTGTGAACGGTGTGACGCATGATCGCCACGATGATCCACACGTCGTCGGCGTCGAAGTCTAGGTCGAACTCCATGACCGTGACCGGCCGCTCCTCGGGGGTCGACAGAGTGCGGTCGCCGGAGCCGGCGGTGACCTCCTTGAACCGCTTGTGCAGGGCGCCGACGCGGTTGGCGGCCTGGGTCGCCTGGACCGCCTGACCTGAGATCGCGTTCGCGGTGGTCTTGGCGTCGATGGAGGCCGTGTTGGCGGCGTTGGCGGTGTCCAATGCGGCGTCCGCCCTGTCGCGGGCCTCCTTGGCCCTGGCGGCCGCCGACGAGGCGACCTTGTTCGCCTCGATGGCGCTCGTGTTCGCCGTCTCGGAGGCGGTGGTCGCCTTCGTCGCCATGTCGAACGCACGAGTCGCGTCGGCCTTCGCCTGGGAGGACACCGACAGAGTCGACTGAGCCGCCTCACGAGCGGAATGAGCGTCGTCGGATGCGGCGTTCGCCGTCGTCAGAGCGCTCGTCGCGTCACGGGACGCCGCCTTAGCGGTGACAGTCGCCCCGCCCAAACCCTTGTCGATCTCCTTCATGGCGGAGTTGAAATCACCCAGCACACTGAAGTGATCGGAAGCCACATAAAGCGGCAGGTTGAAGTTCTCAGTCTTGTTGGTTGCGGGCATATTGAGCCTGCCTCTCTATCAGGAGACCACCATGCGCTGGAGGTCCGGGATGTTCAGGTTATCGATGTAGTTCAGGTCCTTGGAGGTGATCTGATCACCACCCTTGAACTGAGCCTCGTAGACGTCATAGACGATGTCGATGACGCGCTTGTACTGACCCGTCACAGGGGAGAACCCGTAGTTCGGGGACAGTGCCGGCATCACGTACTTGCCGATCGTCTCCAGTTCAGAGATCGTCAGCGGCACATCCTCCAGCTCCTGGGCCGTGAGCCCCAGCTGGCTGAAGTCCTCGGCGAGGAGGCCTCCAACCGTGTACCGGTTGTGCATGTCGTTAATGAGCTCCTGGAGGGTGGAGCTCTCTCCTCGAAGCCAGTTGAAGACATGCGCCTCATCCGACTCGAAGTGCTTCTTGACAAGTGCCTTCAAGCTGTTCTCGAACGTGTTGAACTCGTCATCGTACTTGGCGATGGCGGCCGACAGCATCTCGCGAACCTGGGAGGGAAGAGCATGGTATCCCTCCATCTCCTTGCGCACGTCGACCAGGAGTCTGGAGACGGCGGCGTTGTAGTCGCTGGCGAGCCCCTGCATCTTCGCCGAGAACTGGTTGACCAGGCCCTCACTCACCCACGAGCGCATCTCCTCCATGAGCTGCAGGTATGTGTACCCGTCACGGTAGGTGAACGGGGTGACGTTCGTGACCCTGTAGTCGCCAGGGGTCAGCTGGTACTTGTTATCAATATAGTCCATAGCCCCATCCGTTCACGTACTCGTCTCCTGAAGATCGGATTTGCATGAATAGGCCTCCCAACTCCGAGATAACGGACATGTCAATGTTGAGGAAGGTTTCGCGCCATTTCTGGAGGAGGTCGGCCTTAGGAGTATTATACCCCCACGACCGTGTAACATTCCCCGCCTTAGTACCTGTCGTCGACGCGGTGTCGGAGGTCCTCTTTTGCTGATCCTGCGTCGCGGAATTGGAATGGTTCTGACCAGAACCCTTCGACGAGGTGTCGTTGGCCGCCGTTGCGTAGTCGTCATGGCCGGACAGGCGCGTCTGCGGCATCTGGGACTGCACAGTGCGCGCCTTGGACTCCTCCGAGGAGGACACGCGCGAATCGCTGCTGAGCGTCTGCTCCGCGTTCTGCTTCGTGTGCATGTCCTGGGTGGTGTCCTGCGTGGAATCACCCGTCGAATGCACGTCGTGAGTCACCATCGGGTCAAAGTCGACCAGCTCCGACTCGTACAGCTGATTGTAGAACGGCATGATCTCATTCATCTTCACCTTCATCTGGTGGATGAACATGTCGATCGACTCATGCGCGATCTCGTTGTACCAGTAGTGGTCCAGAATCTTCTGGTTCAAAGAATCCCGATACGACTCGTCGAAGATCGGGTACTCGTTCAGCCCGACGTTGAGCGGGCCGACGATCTCCACCACCTTGCGCAGCTCGAGTGTGTAGTCAGCCATTGTTGGGGTTCAGCTCCTGCTGGTCGGTCGTCCCCAAGTCGGGATTGCCCTTATCGAGAACATCTCCAATACCCCCGAGAGCGGCCGCGGCAAGCATAGCGTTCTGAGCATCCGCGGGCTGAGATTCGTCAAGGTTCCACCTCACATCCACCTGCAGGTCGTACATCTTGTTGATATGTTCGCACGCGTACTTGCGCGCGTTCATGGCGACGGCGCGCATCGCCAGAACCTGGCCGGAGGAGCCGCTGGCCTCCTCGGCGACCATGCGCTCCCGTTTCTCCGAGTTCACGTTCATGATGCCCAGAAGGGTAAGAGCCTCGTTCCAAGTCTTGACCTTGGCCTCCATCACGTCCTGAATCTGGTGCGGCTTGAACCCGACATCGAACATGGTCACCTTCTCCGCCAGCGCCGCGGGGGAGAGGGCCTCCGTGCCGAAGATGACCGGCTGCCCCTCGGCGACCTTGCGGAACGCGTTCACGAACGACTGGTACTCGTTGTTATCCACCGAGAACACGAACGGGTGACGGGCGCTCAGCATGTTCACCTCGAGGGTGCGGTCGAACGCGGCGAGCCTCTGAGAGTAGATGTCGATGATGTCCCAATCCGGTTCCCGCAAATAGTTGGACCAGATCGGCACACAATGTCTGGCGTCCAGAGTCTTGGAGAACACCTGGTTGCCGTACACCGTGAAATTCGTCGGGTTATCGTACATGTTCACCTGACCGAGCCCCGTGGCTCGAAGCGCCATGAACCTGTCGAACTCCTCGTCGAAGTAGAACACGGCCAGCCCGTCGTACATGAGGGTGGCCTCCAAGTAGCGGCGGTCCACCGTGTCGGGCAGCCCCGACCAGGAGAACCGGTTCACACACATCTCCGACATGATCCGCTTATACATGCGGACCAGAAGAGCCTCACGGTTGATCGACGGATTGTTCTTGAAATGGCCGCCGTTAACGAAGGGCTCGTAGATCTCCTTGCGAACCCAATCCCTCTCGCCGTTTCGCTTCACCATATGATCCCCTTAAGCGGCTTGTTGTTCGCCCAGTCGATGCGCCCTATCATCGTCTGATCCTTGTGCCACACGGTGACACCCTTCTCGAAAATACCCCTGATCGTCTGACGGAATGTCTCAGGCATCGTGGAGCGAGAGATGTTCATCTCCGCCATCTTCCAATACGTGAAATGCTCCATGCAACGGAAATCGCCAGGAGGCACCACGGGCGAATTCATCGCATACCCGTACCGGAGCCAGAACTCTCCGATGCGCCGCACAGCGTCCTCAGGGATGAACTTCAAACGCTCGACAATACTCCACGACTCCGCCGCCAGCATGAAAGCATCACCACCGACCTGTCCCGACGTCGTCGGGGCGATCGTCTGGGCGTCCTGCACGCGTGCGTTGATGCCGGCGATGGCGTTCGCGTAGTCGCCGTTCGCAGCGTACTTGGCGTACGCCAGGTTCGTGTCCGCGTTGTAGCGCATATACCCCTGGTTCAGGTTCGTGAGCGCACTCGCCTGTTCGGCGGACATGCGCGCCGTGTTCACCTGCTGGGAGTACGTCATACCCGCCTGGGCCATCGTGGAGGCTCCGGACAGGGCGGAGCCGCCGAGACCTGCCAGGGCGCCCAGAGGACCGCCGTTGGCCAAGCCCATGAGGGTGGACCCGATCACCTGTCCGCCGACGCCGATACCCGTCTTCTGCAAGCCCATGCGGGCGTTATAGCCGGCGATGTCCTGGTTCCAGGAGTTGTTCAGAGCTGTCTGCTGGCCCGCCTGGGCGATAGCCGCATTGGCCTGGTTGAACTGGGTCTGTGCGCCGTGCAGGGCCCTCTGCTGAGACCATTCGGCGCTCTGATGCTGATAGGCGATCGAGTGAGCGTTCTGCGCCTGAAACATCAGATAGCTGTTGTTCGTCAGGCTGAACGTCGGCAGGTTAGTGAACCCTGTCATGACGTCGAAATGCTCAGACCAACCGTCGTACTGGTCCATGTGCCCGCGGGTGCGCTGGCCTAGAGAATTCACCGTGAACATGATGCGCGGGTTCGGAGGCACCACGTGAGACCACTGGGTCACGGCCAGACCAGCCGACTGGATCATCTCCGGCTTGAGCAGTAGGGGAGTGCCCGAGAACGTAGTCACCTCAACCAGCAGGTAAGGGCTCGTCCAGAACTTCCACAAATGACGGTACCGGGCGGGGAGAATGTCATCCTTGCGCAGCTTGTCGGTGAGTGTGATCGACTTGTTGTTCACAAGACCCTTCTCACCGATCCCCTTCTCCAAGTCGTACACCTCAGCACCCTGACGGGAGATGCGCGTGTCGCCACCCTTCGGGTCCACGCCCGACGTGCCCGGCAGCTTGACCTTCAGATCCTTGATCTCATCGAAGTTGATGACGCCCTTGGGGATAGCCGTAATCGACACGATGCCCTGAGACACCCACGGCACCAGTGACATGGCGTTCGTGAACACGCGGAACCAATCCGCCTTCATCGCGTAGATGGACGTGCCGTTCGGTACTCCTTCAGCGAAGGAGCCCTTGGAAGCGGTGAACGTCGGATTCTTCTCATCCCCGTAGGGCTGAGTGAGGTCCACAGTCGAGGCGATGATGATGTCGAAGTTGGCGGTGTCGATCTTGCCGGCACTGGGAGTTGAAGCGATGACCTTTCGGTTCACATCGACGATCTGATACTCCGAACCCAGGTCCAAACCCTCAGGCACCGTCATGTACTTCTGACCGTAGTAGTCCCAACCATTCTCAGCGGCGATCGCCATGTGAGACCGCTCGCAGTAGGAGCGGCGCACATTGAACTGGTGCATGTACGTCTGCCACACGTCCAACTGGACAGTGATCTGAGTGGTGGCTGGTGCTATGTAGTCGACTGACGTGATGAAGTAGAAGAATGTATTCCGCGAATTATAAGCATCACGGTTGTTACGGGCCACCAGGTAGTTGTACTGGTTGGCCTTCGAGAACGGGATAGGAATCCTGATCGGGGCGCCCTGTGCGCAGTAGGTCAGGGACTTCACCTCGATGCGCGAGGAGTACTCGTTGACGATAGCGTTGAACGCCTCATCGTAGTTGTCATACCAGACGACGTCGCGGTACTCCTGATCCCACACGACGTTCGTCAGGTACACCTCAGTATTGGGGGACCAGACGGAGTAGTCGAAGCCCATCCCGAACGAGCCGATATCCTCCGGCGGGTCATAAGCTGTAGGCATATATAGAGTATAGCACATAAGTTAAAGGGGCCGGCCCGGGGAGCTCAAACTCGACCCGGACCGGCCCATCGCCGGTGAGGCAGAAAGGAGGAAGGACCTCACCGACGGGCTACCCTGCCCACGGCACCAGTGTACCACACGCAGGAGTCGGTGTCACTGCTTCGGCCAGACCTTCACAGCCTTCGCCTTGTCGACAGCGATCGACGCTGTCTTCGAAGCGATCGTCTTCTTCACGTTAGCCGAGTCACGGTAGACAAGCGTCGCAGTCACAGTGACCGCATCAGCATCCTCATCCTGACCCAGGTGCAGGATGCCCTCGTTATCGATCTTCGTCCGCTGCGAGTTCGCACCCGACACCGCGTAGTCGATACCCAGCTCCAAGCCGTCAGTGTTGTCACCCGTCACAGCGAACGACACCTCGACGTTGCCGCCGGGGATCGCCTTGTTAGCAGCGCCCACAGCCTTACCTCCCTGAGTAGCCGTGTAACCACCCAGGGCCAGGTTGGCGCCAGGACGGACCCGGATGTTCTGATCGTCATCACCAGTCCAGAACATGACCGCCGGGACGAACAGTGAGGTGCTGATGACCTCCCAGTGGTGAAGGAAGTAGTTCGTACCCAGACTGACCGGGTTCGGCTGGCTGGTGTTCTCCAGAAGGTTATCCGCGATGACGAAAAAATCCTTCGTCGTCAGAATCGCCTGAGCCTTGTCGATACCCATCTGCTCGGCAGGAACCGGAATCACCCGGGCGTACATGTCGACAGGGGAGAGGTTGAACGCAGCGGCAAGAGCCTCGACGTCGATGTTCGCCTTCACCTCAGGGGTGACGACCAAGATCAGATCCTCACGCTTGGCGAACGTCTCCATACGAGCGGCGTTGTACTGACGGGACAGGAACGTCAGGTTATCCGTCATCGCACGAACCCGCTTGATCAGCTGCTTCGCATCCGACTCTGTCGCAGTAAGGCTCCGAAGGTCAGGCACCTTCACGTGGTAGAACCCTCCGTTCTTCTCGTACTCGGCGAACAGCGAGCAGGTCAGCAGGAACTCATCCCACTGGTCGGAAGTCGTCGGAGACGCCAGAATCTGCGACAGGTAGTTCTGCAAACCCGACTCGTCCAGGAACGCACGACGAAGCTGGTCACGGTTCACCGTGATCTTGTAGTACTCCTGGCGATTCACCGTGTGGAACTGGGAAGCGACATTCGGCTTGTGGGCGCCGAAGATATCCTTCTCCATGTAGTCGCGCTCGGAGTTGTAGGTGTAGGAGGAGACCAGGCCCGTCTGCACCTCCTCGATCGTGTCACCGAAGTTCAACATGCCCCGCTTGAACTCACGCAGAGGGTTGTTCCACGTGATGTCTCGGGTGATATACGTGCCGACACGGTTGATCAGCGCGTCGGTGAACTCGTTGAAATGCGGGGTGTACGAGGTCAGCTGCTGAACGACGTCGGCAACAGACCCCTTAGTAGCAGCCGGGATACGACGCTGATAGTCGGAAGTGGCGTCATTGCGGATCCGGTTCAGAATCTCGATGTTATCGAAGTCGCGAATGCGACCGCTGGGGAGCGTCATGGTCAGGCCTCCTTAGGCTTGGAGAAGAAGGAGGCGATGCTGCCGTCGTCCCCGTCGTCAGCATCGCTCGTGTCATCACCGTGCGACTCGCTATCGCCGGCGTTGTCCCCGCCCGCGCCGATGGCTTCGAGCAAGTCGTAGTTCTTGCTCTTCAGACCGTCGACAGTCTTGGAAAGAGCAGAATTGGAGTCAGTCAGCTCCGAAATCTTGGCGCCAGCACTGTCGGCCTTGTCCTTGACAGTGTTGTAGGCGGCACGGAGATCGTCATAGATCGTCTCCGACGGCCCCTCCTCGCCAGGATTGATCAGAGACTGAAGGAGACCTTCAAAATCCATGATACCTCCATGCAAACGTATGGGCTATGAGTGGTAGTTCCACTCATAGCCCATACTATCACAGACTGCCGAGAAGCCTCGGCGGAGCAACCAACTCAACGTCGCGGGCCCGGTCTCATCCGGCGGTAGGCGCCCACGTCGTCACCGATCAGCTCTCCTCGGTGTCTGAGCTCTCGAACGGCCCGGGGGAGGGGTGGGACACCTCCTCCGACTCCGCGATCTTCATCTTCACGAACTCCGTGACAACCCTCCTCATGAGTTCCGGCTTGGGTACATGAACCTCCCACTGGTAATTGTCGAAGAACTCGACCACCCAAACGGGCAGGGTGAGTGAGACTGTCTTGGACTTGCGCATCATGACTCCTTTACTGGTGTGAACGTGAAATGAGTCTCCGTGAGGAATGTTCCCCCGGGAATCATCTTGGGCACAAGTTTACCACCATAAGTCTGGGGCTTCAACAGATCCTCAGGCCAGATCTCATAAGGCTTCCCCGTATGAGGGTCCTTCCGAGGAAGGCCCGCGATATGCGTGTCAGGCACACCATTGCTCTCCTCGCAATACTGCTTCGCCCTCACGAAAATAGCCCTATCGAAAGTACCCTCGATCTTCCAGGCGCCCAAATGAGTGGGATGGATATTCAACCCCTCCGGCGGCTCCGTCCCCTTCAAATGAAGCGAATCCGTATCGGCGTAGAGGAAGCGGTCATAGTTGGCGGCGGCGGACCGAATCGTGTAATCCCTGGCCCAAGAAGTCACGAAAACCCCGACGGGCGTGTACACCGGCTTCACGACCTCCTCATTCTCGGACACCACATACTTGACAGCGCCATTGTGGAGTACGGGAAGCTTATTGCGTCTCTCAATCCGAGCCGCGAACTTCCCGTACAGAGAATTGAGCATCAACTTGGCGATCTGCCGTTTCCCACCCGTGGAAGACTCCTTAACAGCCATCCACTTATCGATATAATCCTTGAAAGTCCCCGTGCGACAATGGAAAAGAGTAACATCGCTGTAGCCGTACAAGTCCACATCGTACATGTCGTTGATGAGCTTCCAGTCAACGTTCGTCATACGCATCTCAGTCGGCTCATCCACCACACGTTGATACTCCGTCGGATTGGCTCTGTGCGAACCTCTCAATTGGATGCAGGGGATCCCCCTCTCCTTAAGTTTCGCGGTGAAACAAAACGTAGCAACCCAAAGATAGTCGTCGGAAATCTCCTCAGGAGGAATATCAACCTGAATAGGTTTCCCAAAGGGGAGAGGTCTCGAATACATGATATACGGGTACAGAGAATTAACATCAAGCACCATACCAGCGCCCTGCACAACCCCGGCAGTACGAGTATCAGCATAAGTGAACCCACCACGATAAGCCGCCCGCACCTTCGTGTCATCCTCCACAGAAAGAGTAGGAAACCATTTCTTGAAAGTCTTACTCCCCACAACCTCCTTGAAGCCCTTCAAAGCATCCGAAGAAGCCGTCATACTATCAAGACCCTCAGCGATCTGCTGACGGAGAGCCTCAGCAACAATACCCGTGTCATTACGAACATACTGACGTTCCTCGAACGTCGGACGATACCCCGGCTCACGATAAGTTACGTAATCGATCACCCCCTTGCTCATCTCAACCCCATAAGCCGCCGCCATACTCTGAACGGAAAGAGGAATCTTCTTCAACGAATCCATGAAAATAACATCAGCATCCTCCGTCGCAACCCAGATCCTGTAGAACTGACTCTCAGAGGAAATGATCGGTGTGAACGACAGTGGGGGAGGGGTGCCCTTCGCAACATTCGGGTCATTGCAACGGAAGCCATTGTGAAGAAGCCAATCAATAATGTAACCGCCGTCGAACTTCAGATTATGGAAGAACACCGTCCTCTCGCCGACAAGGATGGAACGCATGAACTCATCGATCGTGTAGCCGATAACATTGACGTTCCAGTCATCAACATTCCTCACAGACCAAAGCCACACCCTAGTGGACTCAGGAAGCGACCCATCACCAGGAATATCAGCCGTAGTCTCAAAATCCGCGCAAAGAATCTGCCTCTCATCGGAGAGGGCGGACTTGCATCGTCTTGGCATAGCCAACCGCATCCTTTCCATTGAACGGGTCCTCGCTCTGGGCTGTAAACGCATCATCGGGGGAGTTGCGATCTGAATCGAACTCCTTATTCCCCTCGTAACGGAACGTCAGACCCGAAATGAACTCATCATCAACAGTCCACAACACTCGAAGCAAATCATCAGGAAGATCCGCCAGAGCCTTCAACTCGGGGTTACCAGAACTCTCTGTAAGCTTACGAATATTGTTCCGAATACCCGCCACCATTTTCTTATCCGCTCTCGTAGTGGAAAACTCCCTCTCCCTCTCAGTGAGAATCTTAACGGCCCTCTCACTAGTGAAGGTCTGCACCTTGTACGGCTCCCGCTCAGCATACAAGCGAGCAACATCCCCCTTATGAGCGTATGGATTCTTGATATCGTAAACCTCAGAGAAAGGCTTCAAACCCCTCCATGGAATCTCGGTCCCTCCAACACGCTGATAAAACTCCCTAGAATACTCATTGCTTCTCTTCTGGGCGTACACGTAGCGGAGCATGCTCTTAGCGGAAATCGGCTCCCCGTAGCGGGAGGGGTAGTAGGAGACGTTAGGAGCCATAAACTCCTCCAGACGATGCGCGTGAGCCTCTACCTGGGCCTTAGTCATGCGCCCCACTAGGGAAGTACCCTTGCGCGGATCTAGGGCCGTACGGGCGATGTCAACGCCTCCTGCGCCCCTCGTAGCCTCCTTCAGAGGGCGCAGGACCGACGGGGCGTACACCCCCTGACGGATCTTGCTGATCTTCCTCGAAGCACGAGCCTCAAGACGGCGGGCATAATCCCTCCATCCCTCAAGATCGGTCGGCTTCTCAAGTCTAGCCATTGGAGGACTCCTTTCTAATCACGCTAATAGTATACCACAGAACAACAGGGAGGGCGCCACACAATTACGGTGTGACGCCCTCCAGGGATAAGATCAGCGGCGGTAAGCGCGCCGCGGGTTAGCCAAAGTCGAACGATCTCCCTTCTTCATGTAACCGAGAAACTTCGGGAACCGAATCTCAAGAGCCTGGCCCGACCCATTCTTCGACTTCCACTCACGAAGAACAAGCGTCCCCGAAAGGGTGATCTGATCGCCCTTTCCGACAAGGGAGGTGATGTACTCATAAGAATCGCCGAAGAAAGAAGCGTTCAGGTAAAGGGGCTCACCATCGTCAACCCACTCCTCGGACTTCTTATCGAACTGACGACGGGTAGCGGCAATACCAAGACGAACAATCAATTCGCCCGACTTAGTCTTAGCGGTATCCGGGTCACGGGTCAGGTTGCCAGTAACGATCATCTCAGCACTCATAAGAGTCGCCTTTCTGTTCAGTGCTGCCAATAGGGCAGCGGATCTTGGATAGCGTCCACAAGGGGCGTTGCTTGCGAAAGATAGTATACCACACTATCAAACGCGAAGCGGTGGAGGTCGGCGACACGAATATCGAGCATGTAGGTCGCCGTCATGTGACGCACAGTGCCCGAGTACAAATCGACATGGAAGCGCTTAACACCCAACGTCAAAACAATGCGGTAATCGCGTCCAGCCCAAGTGAGGGTGGTGAAATACTGCAGCTTGCCACGATGACGGGTGTAATCCCAGACGGTGTCCTCGAACACTGGCAGTCGGCTCATCGGTAGCTCCTTCCTCGTTTGCTTGTGACCCCATCATAGCACACACCCCACCAAGCACAACACCCGAGCGGAGTGACCCGAGGCACAGACCAGCGGAGCACAGGATCCGCTTGGGGAAAGTGAAAGTGACTGTCAGTTCTCTAATAACACTCCCC